ATTTCAGAGAATCTTTGGTATTATTTATATGAGCGGTTTTTAGATGCTACTAATGTTCATTATAAACCGAAAAATATAGCAAGCCATCAGGCTTTAAATACTACTGGTGTAGAGATTCCAAGGTAAAAGGTAGGGCATGGTGTTATCAAAAGTACGGAAGGAGATAGGTAAAGCTAAAATGAAAGCCGAAGTTGAAATAAATAGAGCAGCAAATGTTAAGTGGTTAGTAGATAATCAGGCAGACTTAGTTGATAATTATCCGAATAGATGGGCAGCGATTGATGTAGGCTTAGACGGCCCCGCTGTTCAGTATGTTGATATTGAATTATTCGAAGTATTTAAAATAATGAAGAAACGAGAATCTTCTTCAGCGACTATTTATCATTTGTGTAATGCGTATCAGCCCCCGTTAATAATGATGGCTCCGCCGGAGGTTTGGCAGAATGACTCAGCCTAATGTTGATGATAAGTTTTTAAATGGTCTGCATTTAATGATTGATTCTATAGAGTCTTCTTATATACAGAAGACTGACGATAGAGATGCGGATGAAGATGATTTGCCAGAAGCTGATCATTGGTGTCCTGATGTTCAAGCGTGGCATACTTCTGAACATGAGCCAGCTCAAGCTCCATCAGTGCATGTAAATGTAGATAATGATGATGGTGATGACCCTTATCAGACTGAAAATGAGTCTGATACTGGTGCTTGGGGAGATACATCTGACGACGACGATGATGATTTAGAAAAAGTTAGCGTTGCTGCGACTTTAAAAGATGTAGAACATGGTCGTGATCGTATTGAAAGTGAATATGATCAGAATACTAATTTAGATAGACATCATCAAGAAAATAGTCCTGAAAGCATCGCTGAACCTTTTTTGAATCGTTATGCGACTACGGAAGACGATGACGAAGAAGAAGGCGATGACGAAAATTCTGTTAAGAAGTCTGATGAGTTTATAAAATCTTTATATCAAACTCATGCTAAATCTATAGATATCCTAAAGATTTGGGGGTCAGTAGACCGTGTTTTACCTAAAACATCTTCTGACACTCAGTTGATAACAGATATTGATATTTTGAAGTCTTTTAACTTAGATGAAACTACTAATATCGAAGAGTTAATAGAAGGTACGTTAGTGCATAAGATGTTAATTGAACGTAGTTCTCGACCTACTATGGAATGGTGGGAATCAAGTATGTTAATAGCTAAATCTATAGATGTTATCGATGAACCCGCCTTTTTCTCTGCCTTTTTATATTATGAACCGGATACATTTGATATCACTGATTTTATAGAATTAAAGAAAGCAGAAATTACGCGAGGTAAGCCACAAGATCTTGAAATGATGCCTAATAGTAGTGGTGGTTCTGCTATGGAAGGTTTGGGCATGTCTGCAGATGGGCATCATGGGCCTGAAGATGATGAGGATTGTGATTGAGACAAGGGTAAAACTCAGGAGTCTTCTGAGTATGAGGATTTAGAAAAAGCTGGCACAGGAGAACAAGTTGTCATGGTAGATGGTGCTGATAATATTGTCGGTGCTGCTCCAACGCATATGAATGAGTCTACCGTGATGCGTAATGGTGGGATGAGTCATGCGCCTTTGTTTGGCAATACGGGGCCAAATGCCCCTTCTGCACCTCATATAGGTAGTTAGGTAGTATTTAATGATAGACGTTACAGAGCTAGATCATTTAATTAAAGAATTAGAAGATGTAGATATTATTAGTCTGTATCAAGATAGTGCTCACGCACTAGAACTAGCACATCATGATGATGTGTTTTTTGTGCGTTTAGATGGTAATAATCTATATGCTGGCCCTGATGGCGATAAAGCTGCTTCTATGTTTTATCATCAGGTAGCTCAGATTCATGATGATAGTGAGAAAGGCTCTGATCCATCTTTTGCGGCATTGAGAGAGATTCTTCAGGCACGTAATGATCATGTTCGGGACATGTTAGCCGCTATTGGGCATGACCATTTAGCTGCTTCGTTAGATGGTATTGAGTTTGCTAAGGAATTTACTACCGATGGCTTTTTGGATGTAATTAAGCATAATCGTAGTAATTTAGATGTTTTAGAGTTTGCTAATTATCGTCCTGCCGAAAAAGAAAATGAAGAATGTCATACATGTATTTTCTTTGCTGCTGGCGGATATTGCACTAAATTAGATTTACCAGTTAAAGAAGAGATGTATTGTGATCTTTTCAAACCATTGCCGATGGCTGATAAGAATGAAGAATGGGCTACGGCTTCAGATCAGCCGTGGGAAGAATCAGAATCGGATGATATTGACGGCGTTCAGAAAGATGTGCGGGATTTAATATATACCAGTGATGAGGACTTAGAGAGTCCTGCTAATTATAAAACTGATTCTCATAAACCTAACGTGATTATGCGGGAATATGTTCCTGTTGATGCTGAAGAAGGTTTTGCATTTTTAGTTAAAAATGCTGATTCTGACGGTATTGAAATTAGTTTGGTTCAAGAAGAAGGACAATGGTACGCCTTTAGTAAGCAACGTGATTATTCAGATTTAGGAGATCCTTTTCAATCTGTTGGTGACGTGCATCGTTCTAGTAGAGTAAAACTTGATGATAATGAAGATGTAGAAGGCAAAGAAAAACTTGCTAGAGTTCGTGGTCAGTTTGAAAAAGATGATGAGGATCAAGATATTGAAAAGATTTTACCTGCAGTACTTGCTGGTGGGGCAGCCTTAGCAGGCGGTTTAGCAGGGGGTGCTATTAGGGCTGTGCCTGCTATGGCAAGTACCGCAGTTAATGTTGCTGGAAAGGTTCTTGGTGGAGCTTATAAAGTCGGAAGAGAACTAGGAGAAACGGGGGCTGATGCCGCCGAAAATCAGGAACAACAGACTGTTAAAGATCAATTATCTGCTGCTGATTTATATGAAGTAGAAGCTCATAATAAGAATGATAGAAAGCCTAATTTAATGGGGGCTGCTAAAGTTCCTCGACGTATTAAAGAACAAACTGATAATTTTAAGAATTTAGACTATTCAGACATAGATGAAGGTCGAGTATCTTCTAAGCCAATACAAAAACAGTCTAATGAGGGCGGATTGGGAGTAGATGATCCTGAAGCTCTTAATGATGGAACAATGGCTTCTTCTCAGAGTTATCGTAAGATAAAAGAAGACGAGGAAAATAAAAAATCTTCTTTAGCTATGAAAGCTTATGCTAATCCTGAAAAAGATGCTCAAAAACCTATTGATCCTGATGAAGATGGACGAGAAGCTCTTTCTAGTGCAGAAACGGGTACAGGAACGCAAGCTTTTTCATCTGGTGCTGTTATAGATATTTCTCCAAAAGAAACTCATGGAGTAAATATTAATACTAAGGCTTCTGGTGGTACGGGCGGTGAAGGTGTTGAAGGTGGAGGAGACGGAAGTGCCACTATGATTGCTCCTAATGATTCTTCATATAGAACCTCTGAAGATGATTTAAGGTCTGATTATGATTCTAATTTAAAGCCTATTAATCGTGATTTCCGCAATCATCATGTTGCCAAAGAGGGTGGAGGTGGTGGCGGAGGAGGCGCAGGCGGTGGAGGAGGCGACGGAGGTGGAGGCGGTGTTGGAACTAGCGGTAGTTTCGGAGGCGGCACTGCTTTAAGTGTGGATGGTAGTGGAGGCGACGCTGTACATACAGATACACATGGGAGAGCAATAACCCGTAAGCGCAATTCTAATGGTCAAGAAGGGCTAGATAAGGGTGCGTTGAGTAAAGATAGTATGGATGCGGGATCATTTGAAGGAGTATCCCAGCTTCCATATCCTTCTGATGATAATAGCCGTCCTCCTCGTACTGTGACACGACATAAACCTGGAGATTCTGAAGAGGATGATGCAGAACAGCGAGCCTCAGATCAGGAACATGAAATTCCCAAAGAACAACAAGCTATTGGTGAAGATTACGCTAGTAGCTATGTAATTGCGGATGATGAGGATGTTTACAGTCCTACTAAAGTATCAGAAAAACCAGAAGATGAGATGGTTAGGCGAAAATTTATAGATGAAGACCATCATCTACGAAGTCTGAATGACAATGCAGCAGAGCAATATACTAATTTATCGATGTTATCTGCTGATTTAATGCATCATACTTTAGGTAAAGGAGATACTCCTGAATCTTTAGGTGAACTTGATGCTTTTAAAGTATTAACTGCTAATTCTATTAAAAAAATGGATACAGGGCGTACTTTAGTAGTTGCGGGATGGGGAAATTATTACATTGTAGACCGTGAAGGTCATCGTATTGGCTTAGAAGGCATGCGACGAGCAATGAATAATTTCTTAGGTAAGAAAGAATTCGCCAATATGAACATTTTCCACTCTGGAATTCAAGTTGGTCAGATTTTAAGACGATTTATTGATGACGCTGGAAAAGAATGGAAGACTGAAGTTCGACCTGAAGGGTTATTTGTTGTAGCAGCCTTCAGGACTGATTTAGAAGTTTCTAGAAAAGCTATGGCAGAAGTCTTAAAAGGTGGAATGAGAGGCTTTTCTATTGCTGGAAATGCAAAAGATAAGAAAACTATTTGTGAACATGGTAAATGTTGGACTGAAGTAACTGACTTAGAAATTTATGAAGTAACTTTGTGTGTTACTCCTATGAATCCTAAGTCATATATAACTGATATCGTACAAAAACCAGACCCAATGGTCTGTCCAGAATGCTATAACGTACAACAATTAGAGTTTGATTCTAGTTTACGACCTAAATAACTTTTAATTATTGCAACTTTTTGGTAAAAATATAGACACCTGGCATATTTTATATTATTATGTAAGTTAGTCCTAATAGGAGGGGCAAAGTATGGCTTCAAATACCACAGAACTTCTGCCCATTCTGAAGGCTTTGCGGCAGTATATCGTCAAAGAGTATGGGGTGAATTATCCTCCTCATGTTCGTGGCGAAGATGCCTCTCAAAAAGCATTGCCGGATGACTGGGTAGGCAAATTAGAACCCCTTAGTGGCGGCGACACGGTAGGTCGTTCCCAGCATGGTTCGCAGGGAACAAAGTCTACTAAAGCCGGTTCTCAGGGAACCGATCCGTATCTCCATAAGAGCGAGCTTGAGGCTATTTTAGCCGATTTTGCTAAGCATATGGTGGATGGACAGAGTGTGCAAGCCGGTGGCTCACGTTCTGATGGCATGCACGGAGCAGGGGGATATTCGTATCCTGGCGACTCCAATCGGATTCCAGAAGGTCTTGAAAAAGACGAGCATGAAGAAGATCTGGATGACGAAGACATGATGGAAGATGATGTCGAAGATGTCGAAGAAGATGTCGATGATGATGACGAATTGATGGATGACGAAGACGAAGACGAAGATATGGAAAAGAATTACATGGCACGTAGTGCCGATGGCATTAATGAGCTTCTGAAGGACATCAAGGGACTACTTTCTTCTCGCCACCAAGAAAAACAGCAATATGCTGATATTCACGGTGAGATTAATGACCTTAAAAAGTCTGTACAGAAAGATGTCAAAGACGGCATCCGTAAAGGATTGAAGAGTTTCAACCTTAATCCTTCTCACGGCGATATGGCTACCCGCACTCCTCTTTATGGGGAAATGCAAGAGCCAGAACAAGACTTCTCCACTCAGATGCCTGACCAGCGCATTGGTGTAGAAGGAGATTCTTTCCAGAAGTCTGATGAAGAGCATGCTGCTGACCAATTCGTGGACGGCATCGAGCAAATTGTCAAACAGACGGATTCCAATGACCTTCGTGGTCATTTCAAGTTGGTAAATGGAATGCGTAATCAATCTGGGGAATTAACTCCTCAGACCTTGTATTACTATCCACGACCTTCAAATGGGAGGTCTAACTAATGGCTGATCTAAGCATAGCGCAGTACATATCCTCTGCGGAGCGAAATCTCCGTGGTTCACTGATGCCGCCTGGCTACTTTGCTAAGCAGACGTACCTTCAGGTATCAGACGTGTTCACAGCAACCTATGGTCGGAAGGTCTGGGATGCACTGAACAACCAGACTCGTTTCTGGAATATTCTTCGGAAAGTACAATGGGGTCCCACCACTGGTTGGAGGCTTCGTTCTGATCGCGGTGATGGTCGTTCACGACCTGTCACTGAGACCGGTTCTCTCCCAACCGTAGATGTCAGCAACTACGTCAACGTGGACTCTGCTCCTCGTA